CGCACCAGAACCACCGCCGCCGGGATTACCCCCTGCGCCGGTTCCGCCAGCGTTACCGGCACCGCCAGAAGAATATACACACCCGCTAGCGCCGCCGCCGTTACCGGCACTTGTATTATTACCCGCTAACCCCGGATTACCGCCAGCGCCGCCACCACCGCCACCACCGCCACCTGTGGAACCGGGGTTGCCAGCACTTCCGGGATTACCAGCGTTGCCTTGCGCCCCACCAGCGCCGCCTGTCCCGTTGTTACCGGGATTGCCCGCGTTACCCGTCGCACCGGGGTTACCAGCATTGCCGCGTGCGCCACCAGCGCCGCCATTACCATTGGTGCCGGGATTGCCCGAATTGCCTGTAGCGCCGGGATTGCCAGCATTACCCCTTGCGCCACCAGCGCCACCAGTACCGTTATTACCGGGATTGCCGGGGTTCCCGGTGCCGCCCGGATTGCCCGCAGCACCTCCAGTGCCGTTGGCACCCGTTCCAGCAGTTCCGCCATTACCGCCAGCGCCGCCAGCAAAGTTCGCTATGTTACCAAAAGTTGTCGCGTTCCCCGTATTACCGGGATTGCCGACATTGCCGTTTGCAGCGCCCGTGCCTGCGTTACCATTTGCGCCAGCATTACCCGGACTACCAGCAGCGCCAGAAGTTGCGCCTGTACCATTCGCGCCGGTAGTACCTGCGTTACCGTTAGCCCCCGCATTGCCCGGTGTGCCTGCGCTGCCAGCAGTAGCACCCGATCCAGCCGCACCTGTGTTTCCTGCATTCCCGTTTGCTCCTGCGTTACCCGGAGAGCCTGCGCTACCGCCTGTAGCACCGCTGCCGCCGCCACCAGCATTACCCGGATTTCCGTTCGCGCCAGCATTACCCGGATTACCGCCGCTACCGCCTGACCCACCACCACCACCACCGCCGCCACCGCCGCCGGGGGTAAAATTACAGCAACCACATTGAAAACCGTTACCACCGAAACCGCCTACACCACCACCAGTAGAACCACCATTACCGCGATTACCACCGGAATTTGGGAAAAAGTAGGCAGAACCTGCGTTACCTCCGGGGTTACCGCCAGCGCCGCCACAGCCACCAGAAATGCCGCCACCGCCGCCGTTACCACCCGCACCGCCACCGCCGCCGTTGCCACCGTTGCCGTTACTGCCGGGATTACCTGAGTTACCTGACGCACCGGGGTTACCTGCATTGCCTCGCGCCCCACCAGCGCCGCCTGTCCCGTTGTTACCGGGGTTGCCCGAATTGCCTGTAGCGCCGGGATTGCCAGCATTACCCCTAGCCCCACCAGCGCCGCCATTACCATTGGTGCCGGGGTTGCCAGCGTTTCCTGTCGCACCGGGGTTACCTGCGCTCCCCCCTGCGCCACCAGCGCCACCGTTGCCGTTATTGCCCGGATTACCCGGATTTCCAGCAGTACCGGGATTACCGGCACCGCCCGCATTACCCGCCCCGCCACGCCCAGACAAATTAACGCTGTACACACCAGTCGGGACAGTAAATGTCCCCGAAGTGTTGAAGGTCTGGCTGCTGGAACCGACGCTAGTCGATCCAAGGTGGGGCAGAGGCATTGTTAAGCACCGCTCGTCGAGCCTGATGAACGCCCCATGGCGTAAAGTTCTGCAATGTTAGATGACAGTATGTCTTGCAGACCCATAATTACAGCCTTCGGCCACTGATCTAACGGCAGAACGTCATCGCATTTAGTGAAGATCAGGAATGGAAACTCGTTAAAAGTATGCAGACCATCCTCAAAAACCCAATCATTTAGAGGAGGAAAAACTTCTGCGTGTTGCGCAGGATCAGCATAATTCAACCAATTATACTTGATCCCCAGACTATCTAGGTGCGCCTTGGCTTTGTAGCTGTCGCTCGTCTCGTCCTCAACCCACTTCAAGGTATCGTGTTCGACACCATCGGGGGTTGTCACCTTTGTCGGAACCTGAACATAGGTAATGCAAGTATTCAGGTAGATCGCGTCAATTTTAGTAAACGCCACGGTGGCCTCCCTTTTTAATCAACCCAACCATCGCCTTGGCACCAATGCCAAAGCCTATGACGAAACACAGCTAACAACAGCCCGCATAAGGTATCGTGTTCGTACCATTCGCTTCCGACGATCAGCCTCACGCCGCGATCCTTTCTTACAAATTAGCCAAAGACAGCGAGCCATAATACGTCGTGCCGCCGTCAAAAGTAATGAAGTTAAAAATATCAACCTTGCCAACCGTTGTTGTCAGGCTAGGGGTAGAATTATTAGGAAACTTTACAGAAGCAGGCCAAGTAGCCGTGTAGGAACCCGATCCGCCCTGTGTAATGGCAAGAAGGAAGTTAGATGTGGTTCCAGACGTAGCAGGGTTTGAGAACGTAAATGTCGTGCTACCGGTCAAAGTTATATTGAAAATGTTAGCCGTAGACATATCAACGGTGAAGGTGCCGGTGACGGTTGCGTTAGTCGTGGTTGTTTCGCGGTAGGCTGCAAACGTAGGCGTAGCCAAAACCCCGGAGCTGTTTAAATTAACAGACTTTTCAGCCGGGTAAGTTACAAATACATCCTTGGTACCCGCAGAGAAGGTAACCTTGGTCGTGCCGCCCGCACTGGAAGAAAGCACCGTATCACGCGAAAGCGTGGTACCTGACGACGTGTAGGTACCGATACCGACTTCCCATTCAGAACCACCGGCAATCGTATAATAGGTGGTGTTCCCGTTACCGATAGCCGAGAAGTTCTGAAAACCAGTAGGCGCGGTCCCGCTAAGGGAAACCGTGCCCTGACCAGTCGTGGTGGTAGTATCTTTTACGCGATCCGCGAGAACTAGAGCCATTTAGGCAATCCTGATGATAGCCGCCGCATTGGTAGCCGCCGGGAAGATGATGGTGAAATCACCAGCCGTGGAGGTCTTGTCCGAACCAAAGTCCAGCACGCACACAGCCGCATTGGTCAGGGTGGTGTTGGCGTTGGAGTTAGCGGACGGAGTGCTGTTATAGATCAGCGCACCGCGAGCCGTGATGGTCGCATTGGCAAAGGTAAGGTCGCTGAAGTCCGTAAAGCCAGTACCCGTCGAAGCGGTGTTGTTGGACGTAACCACACCCAGATTGGACAGCGAGCCGCCACCAGCCGAGTAGTTAGTACCAGAAACTTCGTTCGAAGCCGTATACGCCGTAGTGTTGGCGTCGATAGAAGCCGAAGAAGTATAAAGCGCCAGTTTGAAGGTGTCGCCACCAGTAGCGCGGAAGTCATGCACGGCCAAGAGAATCTCAGCCTTGAAGCTAGTGCACATCGCCTGCGTAATCGCCATGTAAGTCTCCTTAATTATCTAGAATTTTAACCAGCTCTGGGTAGCCAGCCTTGTTGAATTTACTAACCAGAGTCACGTTGTGAGCCCTAACGGCCTCATTCATGTAGTACACAAGCACGGAGCGAATGCTGTCTTTGAACGCTTCGGCCTGCTCACGGATAGCCGGGTGCGCATTACCCCCGACATAAATGATCTTATCCAGTGCCCGTTCAGCCAGCTCTTCGGGAGACGCACCACGCCCTTGGGTCGCCTGCACCATAACGCTGCCAACCGAACTGTTAATTACATCAAACATATCATCTCACCGGATAACGGACTTGCTGGGTTCTGTACATATCCTGCCGGTTCTTGCCTTCCGCCAGTGCCTTCAGTTGTGCCAGAGCTTCGTTGTACCGATTTTGGTACTGCGCCACTACGTCAGCTTCGCTCTTCATGTAAGTCGCGGCTTCCAACAAAGACCCGTAAAGCAGCACGGTGTCGAAGTTATCGCCCAACCACGACGTACCGGCAGTCACAATGGACGGCGGGTAGTAGAAGTAATGCAGCTCCATGTTGTAGTTGGCATCAGGGGTCGGACCAAGAATGTAGGAGTTCTGGTCAAACATGGCGTAGTGGGTGGGCTTGCCAGTGGTTGCCGGGTACGGGAACGCCTCACGGATGTAGTTAACATCCTTGTTCAGCAGGTATTCGTAACCACCAGTAACCGGGTCAATGACAGCCAAAGAGAAGTTAGCCAGCCAGTCAGACGGTACGCCCAGATACTTATTCGTAGCCGTAGCGTTGCCCGTAACGTTCTTACGCAAGTCCAGAAGCTGTACGTTGTTATAGATACGGGTCTCAGCCTGCTCTATGAACGTATCAATCTGCTGGGTAGACGTAAGACCGCCAGACCCCTCCGTATCCGGGAAGTCGTTCTCAGTATAAGCCTTGATCGTGCTGACAAGCGTGGCGTAGTTCATTTAGCCCATCTTCGTGCTGTGACCAGTGCCCTTCGTGGCCGCACCAGTGCCGCGTGTCTTCTGCGTCTGGGTGTTAGCGACGTTGTTGGGGTAGCCGCTGTTACCGTTGATCGGAACCGGCTTCGGTTTCCTGTAAATCTTCTCGGCCATGTTAAATTCCCGCCTTACGGACAGAGCGCACGGACTTCTTCTGGTTCGCCACCTTGGCGAGACCACGGCCCATATCCTTCATCTGCATATTGGTCTTGCCGCCCTTAGCCAGCTTCGTCAGCGGCTTACTCGGGTGCATATTCTTCTCGTGCTTATGGACCGCCGTCTCAATGCCATTCTTAGCCATATTCTACTCCTATGTAGTCTGTATAGTTACGGTGCCTACCTGACCCTGCCCTACCAAACTATCTGTAAGACCTGATAACTGCAAAGGGTTGTTTAACCCCACAGGGTTGTAGCCCCACTGTATAACACGACTACCGCCCGAAGGGTCACCAAAAGATATAGCCGCCGTAGGGTCCGGGGGGTTTACCGTCAGGATTTGCAGGCCAGTCAGACCGGCCTGAAGGTAGCTGTTATCCCGGCGTGGGTTGCGCAGGGCTTGGGGATCGTCCACGGGGTACATACCCAGCTGGAGCTGGGGCTGGTCGGGTTCCCAGCAGGTGGGGCAGACCAGAATATTGACGTTTTTTGTCTTGATGACGAGCTGCCGGAGTTCCTTCAGCTTATATCTG